CCCCCGGTTGGAAAATCCAACCACCCCCCGGTTGGAAAATCCAACCACCGTGGTTGGAAAATCCGACATAATAAAGATAGATGATATTAATACTTCTTTTGATAATGATAATACCGGGGTAAAGAACCCCGGATTATTCCCGGATGAAGAAACAAAGGTTGAGGAACCAAAGGAGAAAAAAACGTTGTTCCGTAATTCCGCCGTTTACAAAATGGTTAAATTTGAAAACGGTGTCGGCGTGGATTATTCCGAGTTTGAAAGTAAGTTTGCGACCCCCGAATTTGAAAAGGTCGATTTGGTTTATTACTTTCATTCGGTTAGCGATTGGAGCGACCAAAAGAATATGAAGCGCACTAAAAACGGTTGGTTGGCGACCGTCCGCAATTTTATACGGGGGGACGTCGAAAAGAAAAAGTTGCATTTGAAACCCGAATACAAAGCCCCAACGCAAAGATTGAACGTTGTCGGGGCTATTGAGTATTTGAAAGATGATTATTAACATGGAAACATTACCCGAAAAGACAAACAGATTGCCACAAACGTTGCCCGAAAAACGACAATCCGCCGCCGTTTTGCTTTATAGCGGAACGGCAAAATCAATTGACGTTCGCCGGGCAATGGTTGAATTACCGGAGGTTGCCAAAGCATTAACCCCGGTTGAAAAGTATATTTTCGTGGCGTCCACAAAAAAACAGATTGCCGAGATTGACGACGAAACGTT